GTGTAGGGAGTGTCTGGCAAATAGTAATTGGGGTTGTCGGCATAGCCTTCGGACTAGTAGGTGTAGCTGCCTTTATAATGAAATATAACTAATGCCTAAACAAAAGAAGCAGACCCCGCTTCAAATAGCTAGAGAAGATAGGCGACTCATAGCTGAATCAAGCCTAGAAGAATTTATAAAGCTGGTACACCATAGACGTGTACTAGGTAATATTCATAGGAGAGTAATTAAATGGTGGACTAGGCAAGATGCTAAGTCCCATCAACTACTCCTCCTACCGCGCGACCACATGAAGAGCGCGCTTATCGCATATAGAGTCGCTTGGGAGTTGACTAAGAATCCGACACTACGGATACTATTTATCTCTAGTACGTCGAATCTTGCTACCAAGCAGCTCAAGTTCATTAAAGATATTCTGACTTCTGATAACTACCGGCTATACTGGCCGGAGATGGTTGAAAAAGAAGAAGCCAAACGAGAGAAGTGGACGGAGAGAGAAGTCTCGGTTGACCACCCTCTTAGGAAGGAATGGTCCATCCGTGACCCTTCGATCTTTACTGCTGGCCTTACCTCTAATATTGTGGGTATGCATTGCGATATTGCTATTCTTGATGACGTGGTTGTTTCCGCAAATGCTTATACCGAAGACGGACGTGAGAAAGTAAAAGACCAATACTCACTGCTATCTTCTATTGAAACTGTGAATGCAAAGGAATGGGTTGTTGGTACACGCTACCACCCCAAAGACTTGTATTCAGATTTAATCGCAATGGAGATTGAAGAATACGATGAACTTGGAAATGTTAAAAATGCTACACCACTGTTCGAACTCATTGAAGAGCAGGTGGAATCCGCTGGTGATGGGACTGGACAATACTTATGGCCTAGACAGCAGGGACAAGATGGTAAATGGTTTGGGTTTGACACTGCCATCCTGGCTCAAAAACGAGCGCAGTACCTTAACAAAGTTCACTTTAGGGCCCAGTACTATAACAATCCGCACGACAACGACGCTTCCCAAATCCAACGAGAAAACTTCCAATACTACGACCAAAACTACCTCTCCAAACGAGACGGACGCTGGTACTTCAAAGGATCAAGACTCAACGTCGTCGCAGCCGTTGACTTCGCTTACTCGACCAATAAGAAGGCAGACTTCACGTCCATTGTCACCGTCGGAGCCGACGCATCTAACAACTACTACATCCTTGAGATCGACCGGTTCAAGACCACGAAGATCTCGGACTACTTCCAGCGAATCCTAAAGTTGCACGAGAAATGGGGTTTTCGGAAAATACGAGCAGAGGTCTCCTCCGCACAGAAAGCTATAGTCGACGACTTAAAGGACAGTTACATCAGGCCTCTGGGCTTAGCGTTGGTAGTCGACGAATTCAGGCCAAGCATACGAGAGGGCAGTAAGGCAGAACGTATCTTATCGATACTACAAGCCAGATACGCCAACGGTCAGATGTGGCATTACCAAGGCGGTAACACCCAAGTCTTGGAAGAAGAGTTGATGTATGAACATCCTCTTCACGATGACGTTAAAGATGCCCTAGCCTCAGCAATAGATTTCGCCATCCCACCCTCAACTTATTTTAATAAAAAAGTAGATCAAGCTAATGCATTTAATTTCCATTCTAGATGGGGCGGCGTAGCCTAATGCCCAGTAAAGTTCTAGAACTTAAAGATGTCTTACAACCTGACGCTCTCGCTACCCGCCTAACTGAAAAATGGCAGGAGTGGGATTCTATGCGTCAGTTAAAGAAGAACGATTGGAAGGAGATCAGACAGTATGTCTACGCCACAGACACTACACAAACTTCTAACTCCCTGCTCCCATGGAAAAACAAAACGACCGTCCCAAAGCTCTGTCAAATCAGGGACAACCTATATGCCAATTATACGGCCACCCTCTTCCCACAACGGAAGTGGCTAGTCTGGGAAGCTAATGAAAAAGACGCGAACTCAGTTCGTAAAAGAGATGCTATTGTCAACTACATGTCTTGGGCCATCGCTCAACCGTCTTTTAAGGAAGAGATAGACAAGATCATACTAGATTACATCGACTATGGCAACTGCATCGCAACCGTAGAATGGTTGGATGAGAGAGTTGAAAGAAAGAATGGCACTACACAGATGGGATATGTAGGACCTTGTGTTCGCCGTATTAGTCCTCTGGATTGTGTCATGAACCCCACCACAGAGAACTTCAGATCTTCCCCTAAGTTCGTTCGTTCTATTATAAACCGTGGTGAATTAAAAGAATTGCTGGAACGTCTTTCTAACGACGACAATCGAGAAGAGTACGAAGCTCTATATCGCTATCTCTCTGAACTAAGGTCTAATGCACATGCCTTTGAAGGCGATTGGATCGACAGAGATAATGCTTATCAAATAGATGGTTTCACTTCTTTCCGTGCTTATCTTCAATCTGAACTTGTTGAAGTTTTAACTTTCTATGGTGATGTCTACGATTATACGAACGACACCCTACTTAAGAACCACGTAATTACAATTGTCGATAGACATAAGCTTATTGGTAAGAAACCTAACCCCTCTTTCTTCGGTTATCCTCCAATCTTCCACGCACCGTGGCGGAGGAAGCAAGACAATCTGTGGGGCATGGGACCTCTCGATAATCTAGTTGGTATGCAATACCGCATAGACCACATCGAGAATATGAAAGCAGATATCTTCGATCTAACTACTTATCCAGTACAGAAGATTAAAGGTTTCGTAGAAGCTTACACTTGGCAGCCTGGTGAACAGATATTCGTATCTGAAGAAGGTGATGTCGAACTAGTACAGCCAGATGTCAACATCATGATGGCTGATACCCAGATACAAACTTACTACAATCTAATGGAAGCTCGTCGTAATTTGACTGGGGTAACTGCCATCAAGGTGTTTGATGATGACCTTAAGGTGGCTTCCTTCCAAGCGTTAGTTGTAGAAGACATTACAGGCATAGGCAGGATCAAGCCAGTAGCTGCTAGACACTTTGCTGAGCAAGCTCAAATGGTGCAGAACCTGTCATCGCTAGCTCAATCCCCTTTATGGGCGACTGTCCAGCCACACTTTAGTGGTATCAAGATGGCTAAAATGTTCGAAGATTACTTTAATTTGAAAGACCTTGAGATGGTCATTCCATACGTTGCGCTTGGTGAACAAGCTGACGGACAGAAGCAAGCCAACTCACTTCAAGAACAAATCATGCAGGAGTCTGCCACTGCCTCTGGCATGGGAGATGACTTCGATCAACTTCCACCCCCAGGAGCTATGTAATGTATGTAGAGTGGACCAAACACTTACAAGACCCCGAACAAAAAGCAGACTTCGAAAGAATGGTTCATAGTGCTAAGCCCGTCTTAGATCGTTTAAAGGATATCCTAAAAGAAAAGGAAACAGCCTTAGACAGATCAGAGGTAGACATCAGAACCTATGAAATTCCCAACTGGAATTACAGACAATCACACAAGAATGGCAATAGAGAATCTCTTGCCTTCTTATCTAAATTAGTCGACCTAGACTTACAAAGGACCCCAAATGAACGATAATTTACTAGACAATAGTAACCAAGAAATTAAAGACTATCTAACTGAACTCGTAGGCGAAGGCAAGAAATTCAAAGACGCAGAAACTCTAGCTAAAGCTAAATACGATTCAGATTTATACATCAGAACTCTCGAACGTCAGAAAGACGAGCTTAGGGATGACTACCTTAAGATGCGCGAAGAGTCGATGTCCCAGGCCAAACTGAAAGAGCTCATTGACCAATTAGAAGCAAAACAGAAGTCGAGCACGATCACCCCAAATGTGCCAGATCAGGATGTTCAGAAGCCGCAACCGTTTGATCCTAAAGAACTTGAAAGCCTAGTCTCCAAGTCTATTCAAGCCCATGAAATGACTAAGACTCAGGAACAAAACTTCAATTTTGTTAAGAGCAAACTAAAAGAGAAGTTCGGAGATAACTACCAAACTACTCTAAAACAACAGGTAGATAATTTAGGTTTAACTGAAGACTACGTTAACGAGATGGCTCGTAAATTCCCCAATGCCTTTCTAAAGACATTAGGTTTTGACGGACCAGCTCCAGACAATAAATTTCAGTCTCCTCCACGCTCTGAGGTCTCTGGTTTTGCACCAGTAACTCAGCAAGACCGTACATGGTCTTGGTATCAGAACTTGAAGAAGTCAGATCCTAAAGCCTACCACGATCCAAAAATAGCAGTTCAAATGCACAATGATGCCATTCGCTTAGGCGAACGTTTCAAAGACGGGGATTATAACGCATTTGACTAATTTTCACTAAGGAGAATAACCAATGGCAAGCGGCTTTACAGTTGCTACCAACGAACATCTCATTAGAAGTAATCTCTGGTCACGCCAGCTGAAACAACTTCTATTGGATGATTTGATGGCCACACGGTTTGTTCGCACCTTAACGGATTTCCCAGACGGCACTACACTGAATATTCCGAGCATCGGAGAGGCTGAGACAGCCGACTTCGCTGAAGGACAAGCAATCAAGTACAACAAGATGGACACGGGTAACTTCGTGTTCTCGTTCGACCAGTACAAGTACTCTGCAAATTCTATCTCTGCAAAATTCAAGCGCGACAGTTATTATGCATCCGATGTTATCGCTGCATTTATTCCACGTCAGCATAGGGCCCTAATGGAAGCCGTTGAGACTCGCATTCTTTCGAGAGCGAGTGCAGGCCAAACCGCTAACAACCCAAACACCATTAACGGTGCTGACCATCGCACCGCCGGCGTAGCCGGCACCCAGACTCTTGCCTTGCGAGATTTCGCCAAAGCACTTTACTCCCTGACCAAGGCGCAAGTTCCTCTGACGAATTTGACAGCCATCGTCGACCCAGCGGTCGCCTATGCGCTTCAATCCTCTGCAAGCGTCACCAGCTATCTTTCGCCGATGCCTATGTGGGAAAACGTAATTCAGAACGGTCTAGTGACCGGTATGCGGTTCCGTTTTAACCTCTACGGCTTCGACGTCTACACGTCTAACTATCTGGCAAACCCAGGTATTGAGACTATCACACCATCGGCAGTTGGCGCTGTTGCATGGACTGTCGGTACTGCCACAATCAGTTCCGTCGCAAATCTTTTCTTCTCTGCTGCAACTGGCGACACTTGCCCCCTTATCGGTGGCTTCCGTCAGATGCCAACAGTCTTTAGCGAATTCAACAAAGACCTACAGCAAGAAGAATACGTAACTATCGCTGAATACGGTTACAAGCTCTACCGCCCTGAAAACATGGTTGTAGTCTTGACCGATCAAGCGATCATCTAAGGAGGTTGACATGGGTATATGGATGAATCCCGACGGCCTCTATAAGAAGTTCGGCACTACCAAGGCTATTCCTAATACTGGAGGTGAATATAAAACCTTTGGTGATTGGAGAGAAATTGAACTCCGAATCGATCTGACTACGTTGACTGCATCACCAGTCATCCAGAACGACGAAGTGTTTTATCCAATTGGTATGCGACTTCAAGAAGTGGAAGTCTACACAGAAACTGCCGCAGTTGGTGGTACTTCTTTTAGCGTTGGTCTTGTTCAGACGGACAG